ACGTTCTTTCTGCTCACCAATTTGCCTTTGGCGAGTTTTCTTGAAGTCGTTTCTACCAACGTGATGTAATATTCTGCTCATTAAAAAAGGAAGGTCCTTTGCCTTCCTTTATTTATCTTTATTCGGTTACTTCTACCTTTTTCTTCTTCGCCCCAATATTGTACTTAGTTTCAAGAATCCAATCACCCTTATCTTTATAAGATAAAACCTTAATTTGATTTAAAGGTGCAATATCTTGAATAGATTCAGCGTTCACAATTCCAACCAATCCCCAGTCCGCAAGAAGTTGAGCAATACGATTACGACGCTGAACATCATTAGTAGTAAGATTAGCGTGTTTTCCATCCAAAGCAAATAATTCTTTGAAATGAACTAAGAAATATCTACCCTGTTTATGCAGAATATGACATGACTGATAAATTTTCTTCTCTTTGCGAGAAGCAACACCAATTCTTGTTAGAGTTTCTCTGACCTTAAGAAAATCATCAGGTTCATTAAGAGTAACCTCCACCATCTTGTCAGGTGCCCATTTAACTTCAGGCTCTTTGACCACACTCATTGCTTTCCTCCAATATCAAATTTAGATCGTATAAAATTAAGTTGTTCTTTAGTTAGGATTTTCAAAGCTTGCTGTGCTTTTTCGTTACTATATCCATAGTACCGTTTTACATAATCAAGATCTTTGATTTTATCTTTACGGAGCCAGGGAGAGAACCTCTTCTTTTTCCTCAAAGTATTTAGATAAAAATCATATTGCATTTTTTTAGGTAGGAAATGATACTGGTTCATCTCATTTGCAAACATAATTGCATCCAAGTGTCCAGAGAAACACCTATTAACAATGTAAGGAGGATAGTCTTTTTCAAGTAAAGGATCTTCATCAATCAAATTATTCTTCGTTTGATTAATACTGTTCAACCAATCTTTCAATTCCATAATTTATACGCGAGCGAAACTCTCAATCCATTAAAAAATTTTGATGGAGCATTAGCATAATGCTTAATGTTACCAGGAAATAATACTGCCCTATTAGGTTTGTATTCTACTACTTTAGATAATTCATCAGATTCAAAGAATAGAAGATGACCTTCCATTCTGGTATCCCAGTGTGGGCAAGGATAATATAAAAATGTCATATCACCATCATCGAAATGTGGAGTTCCACATTGTCCAGATGTCTGCCCATTGGCATATATTCTACCAATCTTTGAGAATGTTCTATCTATCTTTTCAGTAATTTTTTCATAAAGAAAACTATTGAAATATTCATCATTCTCAAATCCCTCAGCATGCCAGAATATTTCTGGTTTCTCAGGAGATCCTCCACTAATTCCCCAATGTGGTTTTAATAAGCGAGTGAATACTTCTGCACGAATTTCTTCAGTAAAAATATTATCAAATATTTGTATCTCGTTCATCTTTCATTGTCTTATTAGTAATGATTATTCTATTATTAGCAAAATCTGGTGATATATCCAGAGCATCTTCTGGATGCCACATTAGTTCCTCATAAAGAGAATTCAATAATGCCATATCTTCCCAAAGATCATTTACATAAGGTTCTTCGTTGTTCATACAACAGATTCTCCTAACTTATAATTGAAAAGTACTAATTCTTTTCTACTTTGTTGCTCTCTCATATAGTCACCAACAGATCTCATAGTATATGTAAGATCAAATTCACCAACACTCCAATCAGTAAAACGATCTTTGACGAGTTGATCAGAATTATAACTAATCAACATATCTATATGACGATGTCTATCGCAATCTGAAGCAAACTTATCATGATCAAAACGTTTATGCATTGATCCTTTGTGACCGTATAGATTGTCCTTAATATCATAAGGTGGATCTAGATAAAGAAAAACTCCATCATTGATATTATTCTCCATCAGATATTCATAAGAATATTGGTTAATATTCCATTTCTGGATTATTTGTCCATACCAGGGGAGTTTGTCAATGCCTCGCATTGAGAAGTTGGACTCACTTGCTTGTTTGGAGAAGGAAGAAGATTCGGTAAGACCAGAAAAACTGCACTTATTAACAATATAAAAAGCCACAGCTCTATCCAGGTCAGTTTTTTCTCGGTCATTGATAATTTCCTTTGCTTCTAAAAATAACCCTCTCGCAGACGCTGGTTCAGGATGCCTATACTTGAGTTGTACGAGTTCATCTCGCATTTCTCTACCAAACTGTTGAAGATTAATCCAAAAGTTTGTAAGTGGTTCATAGAGATCATTTACCCAAATCTTTAGATGTGGATACATTTTAGTTACATGGATTGCAACACTTCCACCACCTAAGAATGGTTCACGAAATTCTGTATATTCTCTAAGATCAGGAAAATACTGACCCATCTTCGTGCAAGCACGGGATTTACCACCGGGGTAACGTAATGGTGTTTTCAGGGACTTCATAATCAGGTTGGTTATACTTCAAAAATTCCCAGAAGGTCAATTTCATTTCCTTATGGGTCATACCACAATGTTTTGCGGCAGCAGGTAGGTTCATCGTAGCATGAAAAAGTGCTTCATTTGCTTCCTGAACATTCTTTGGGTTTGTTTTAACTTTAGGCATTATGAATAAGTAAATACAACGACTACTCTTCTTTGCATTGGTGCTGGTTGATCTACAGAATGATGATATCCAGGGAAAGATATGATATCATCCTCATCGGGTTTATATGTCTCCAAGAGTTTACAATCTCTTGTCATATTATCATAAATGTTAATATTTCCTCTATCAAATTGATTTAGATATATTAGACAATTTTTATGCTCAAAAGACGGATGATCTACATGAGGTGGACTTGGCTTTCCATCCCAATAATGAATCTGATTAATAACACATCTATGAATTTGAGTGTATTCGACTTTATTGAACTCCAATATTTCCTTAATGACATGGAATACAAGATTCGCGTGTTCAGATTCTATTCTAGGTATCAAAAAATCTGGACTAACATCTACACCAGCAAGAATACAGTGTTGATAGACCGGATTTGTTGTAAACGTTGAATCATTAGGATTAGCATTTGAATCTGTTGAAGGTCCGTATGTCCAAAAGAAACCTGGATTCAATACCAGATCTTTTAGATACTCATAGCTTTCCGTCTTTGGATTTTCCCAATGTTCTATTATCATAGGATCAATTTTTTCTCATCCGGTTTAATAAGTTTGGTTTCGCCAAACATTCCCTCGTATTTAGATTTGACTGCAGGATCAACAGAAGTATTGTAAACCAAGAATGATTTGGAAAGAGTAATCTCTGGTTCTTCCTTACTAGGTACTGATGCCCATGGCGCAAAACCAACATTTTGCCCTGTAGGCAAAACAACTAAAGGATTCTTAACGGTAATTGTTTCCTCTGTTTCTGAGACCACATCTGCAAGAACTTCCTCGCCGGTAGAAATTCTTAGTAGTCGTGCGTTAATTTCAGTCATCTTTTTTCACTTCAACTTGAATAGGGGATTTGATAATATCGACAATGTTCATATATGCCCAGGCAGTGAATACCTGAGGGACAATGAAGGCAACCATAGCTATAATCCAGAACCAGTAATAATAGTTTTCCTTGTTTTGTGTTCTCATTTGAAATCACACTCCACCATAATTTCAGTTAGACAGGCAAGCATATTAATCTCCTGATCCGCTACGAATGCAGCCTGATACTGATACTTAGCAATAATAAGCACAGCAGCAGGAATACTAGCGTTAGTAAGGGATGCATACAGAGCATCGTAAATACCACGGAGAAGTACAGTAGTATCGTTATCCAAGTTAGAAACGATCCACTTACGAACCTCCGCAAAGTTTTTCTGTTTAAGATTCTTGACAAGTTCATTAGTTTTTACATCAGAAAAGTGAGCAAGAATGCCACTATCAATATTACCACTAACAGAATACCGTTGACATTCATTCAGAACACGACGCCAATCTGGAAAGTGTTTATTGATCAACTCAGCTAGAACTTTAGGTTCGTAAGTAATTCTTTCCTGATCCAAAATATCACTAAGTCGTTTAAAGAACTGAGCAGCAATAGATTGTTTCTGTTTACCATTTACTGAAAATTCAATGACGGCACAACGGGAATGTAGTGGTTCAATGATTTTGTTTCTGTAGTTACATGTAAATATAAATCTGCAGTTTCTGCTAAACTCCTCAATAGAGGCTCTAAGTAAGAGCTGTACGTCGGGTGTAGTGTTATCTGCCTCATCAATAATAATGACTTTGTGCTTTGCTTCTGAGGTAAGGGAGACTGTAGAGGCAAAGTTTTTGGCAGAGTTTCTGACTGTGTCAAGGAATCTTCCTTCGTCTGATCCGTTGATGACATAAAAGTCTGCTCCTAATTCGTTACACAGTGCCTTTGCAACTGTAGTCTTTCCAATTCCAGGAGGACCAGACAAAAGCATATTTGGGATTTCTCCACGCTTCAGAAAATCTGAAAACGTTTTTTTAATACCATCTGGAAGAATACATTCATCAATGGTTTTAGGTCGATACTTCTCAACCCAAATAAAATCACTCATAATATTGTTTTAGGTATAAACCAGTACGATACAGACTGCCAATATTTCCCAAGAAGATATGCTTGGTAAAAATCTTGCAGATCTTTTAAACTATTACGATAATCTTTTGGGTATATCGTAATGCTCATTACACAGAATACCACAACGTGGAAAAAATTTCCAGCAGGGTGGTGTCCCAATTGAAAACCAAGAAGTTTGGCTTCATCATTGATACTAAATCCAAGATCAAAATGTGTATGAAGTTGATCATGGAGTTTAGTATCTTCACCTATTCCTGGTATCCAATTTTCTAAAAACTGAATATAGGGATCAGGTTCCATCAACCAAAGGTAGAATCAGGTTCCAGTGCAATATAGTACTTCAGATTGTATGTACTATTAGTAAACTCAGATAGAAGTTTAGATGAAACCACAACATCATAAGATCCGGGAATGATCTTGATATTTTCTACTTTAAAATTAAAGGTAAATTCTTTATCAGTTTCACCAACAATGATAGAAAAATCATTAGAGGTATCGTTCTTTTTATCACGAACAACTAGTTTGACCACTCCTGCTTCACCAACAACACATAGATCAGGTAATTGATATACTGCTGCTGCTTTGAGAAGTTTGTCAAGAGAACTACTCTCTAGTTGAAAGTGAACATCTTCTGATGGAAGATTGATCTGCTTATCAGGTGGAGAAATGATTACCTGAGGATCTGCATAGAAATACTTAACCTTGCGCTTACCCTCACGAATAGTTAAATATGAATCTTCACTGAAATCCATATCAGGATCTTGGTGAAGACTAAGACCATTCAGAAATTGATTTAAATCATAAATTCCAAACTCACGGGGAAACTCTTCTTCAATATCTGCCTCAGCTAGAATATTCTTAGCAACAGAAATTGTACGCAATTGAGTTCCTTCTTTTACAAGGATAGAATTATTAATGCCCGCAAAGTTCTTTAGAACAGTAAGGGTCTTATCAGACAGTTTCATATTATTAGAATTCAATTGATCACTGGGGGTAGGTTTCACGTTGAGCGTTTTTATCGTTGAAGTGCATCAGGAGAACTGCATAATGCAGGATCTTCATGATATCACGACGGGCAGTGCCTTTCTTATCATAGCGAGAGGCATACTTGAGGATGTTACTGCGGCAGAAGGATTCACCATCACCACACGCTTCAATCAGATCAAGTGTTTGAATTTTATCATCACCAGCAGAGTAATGTTGATTGTATGTGCCAGTAATATAATCCTTTAGCTCTTTGAGAATTACATCTTCACTATACTTGTACTTATTCAATTTACTTTTTTCTTCTGTATTCAAGTCAATAGAAAGAGAGTTTAAGGGAAGTTCTGCAGTCATAAAACTATCGTAAACTGCAGAATAATCAACACCATCAATATTGATTGTATCACTACTCACAGTAGTAGGAAATGTAGCATTGGTAGTAGAAAGATTAAGTTCATCCATTTTTAATTCATCGTAAAGGAAACTCCAAGCATTAGTCATTATATCACTCC